CTATCTGCGGGGATTGGGTTTGCGCCAGTGGTATTCCGGGGAGGTCATGCGCTGCCGGTGCCTTTCTTTTGCTGCCAGCGAACCAGCAACGCGAGAACGAATTTCCAGCATGTCGGCGCTGTTGAGGCTATGGCCCTGTTTTGTTGCCATCAGGGCTATAGCCGACTCAATAACATCAGGTTTCAGCATCTAAGTTACCCTTTGCCAGAAGTGAAATTTAGCGGCACATCATCCGGTAGCGCTCACTGGACTCTCTGGAATCTTCGAATTTTGATTCTAACTGGTGTACTGGCGGCGAATAGCAACCGCTGGAAACCATATCGGCGATATCTGCCGGGCTGCGGGGGTCGTCATACAGAATAATCAACGCTGCGGCGATTTCGTTGGTGCTAGCCTCTGCGCTTAAAAGTTTGGTCTTGGTCATGACTTTCTCCAGTGCAATAATGCGTTTTAGCCGCTCATTCATTACTTTCTCCTTCCAGACGGGCTATGCGTTCTTCCAACTCGGTTATCTCAATAACCTTCATCATACTAGCCAGCCCATCAAGTATAACCTTACCCTGATCTGCTGATAACGTCCCAGCGGCTATAGCTTTCATCACCGAACGGGCCAGCGACTGTGGGTCTGAGTCGTCGAGTTCAAAGGGCGTTGGAGGCAATATCGGTTTGCTTGGCGGGACAATGCGATCGAGAATGATTCTGCACGCTGCCATGTCTCCCTTGCGGGCCTTTTTTAGAATGGCCTCGGCTGCAAACTCCGCCCCTTCCGCCAGAAGGTTACGCAGTTCAGTAGCTGTTTTTGGTCTACCTCCGGGATTCCCGCTATTCCCCTTAGCAAACTGGCCGCGCTTATTCCGTGTAACCTGTTTTTGCCTGTTCTCAGGTGCTGCCATTTTAATCACCGCCAATAATCTTTAACTTTACGATCCGCGCTCCGGGGTTGACACTTTTCCGGCTGAATCGCGCCAAAAGTGTAAAATGTGTAAAGCTATCGGTTTCGTATCTGATAGAAACTGTAAACCTCCGGGCTTCTTTTCTCCGGCTCCGGTTGACACTTTACACATTGCCCGTTTTCCATTCTGCGAGTGCTGCCAGCCCTTCTTTGCTCCATTCGTCCTCATCATCAGGGCAATCGCAAGCTGCATAACAGAGGTCACGCCGGATAAGCCCGATGGCCACATCTGCATTTTGAATAAGCTGGTCGTACTGCGTTAGGTAGAATTCAGTGTCACCGTCACACATGAAAATCCCATTGCCTTCCAGAAATTCAACATCCCAACCAAGTTCGCCAGCTGCAAGCTGTACCCTCTGCTTTATCTCCTCATCGCTGCGAGGTTCCGGGGCTTTTCCGTCTAACGCCTTGACCGCCTCCCAGCACTGCCCCCACGTCATTTCCAGTTTGCGGGGAACGTGTTCGCCCTGGCCTTTCTGTTCGTTCTGCATTTTGCGTTCCGTGGCCTCTACGTCGATTTTATTGCCTGATAATACAACCTCACCTTTCGCCACCCAATCGTAAACCGTTTGACGGCTAACGCCTCGATGCCTGGCATATTCTGATTTGCTCATGAGCATAAGTTACAGATCCTCTCGTCTGACGTTTAACCCAGCTAACGCGATGGTTATTTTTTAATCGTAAAACGCAATGAATCACCCAAAACAAAATGATAATGAATTGTTAACGCATATTCCATTTATGACTATAAAAGTGATTTTTATGCCTTAAGTGTTGCGTTTAAGGCGTGTTTTAAAGAATTTGCTCTCAAGGTGTTCATGGTGTTCATATTCGCAACAATTCCATTATAAATCATTAAATTAAACCATGAACACCAGTGTACATAAGCCTTCATAAGTATACATAGGTGTTCATGTCTGGGATTTTCAGCTTAACATATTATTAACACAAATTTCGTAAGCGCTTCCCCGTAATTGCCTCTCTACAATGTCGCTATTGCTATCAAGCTGGGGCTGGTTTGCTAAATCGTCTTGCCATGTGCGAACCTTCTCAACCGATGCCGCCTCATGATTTTCAGGCTTCATTTTTTCGATGTTGTTCATTGTGGTTTTCCTGTATTGCTGCCGCCAGACTCCACGCCGCCGTGAGTGTGATCTATCTGGCTGATTCCTGCCGCTGTCTGGTCGCCTGTGGAGGTTATTGCACCGTTTACATGCAAAGGGCCATTAACAGTTGTTTGTGGGCTGGTGATGGTTACAGCGCCGTTTGATGCAACTTCAATGAATGCCGATCCGTCATCGGTTCGAAGCTGTGCGGCCGTGGTGCTGATACCGCTGATTTTCTTTGCCTGTGACTGTGGGCCGGGAATAACAAACGCATCAGAATAATCGTGCATTCTCCCCCTTGAACCATTCTGCACATTGCCGCTCTGCCACCAGAAATCAATGCAGCGATCCGCGAATACAACAAGGCACTCATCACCTTCTTTAACGGGAAACGTTAGCGTAACGCCGCCACCTCGAGGGAAAACAATTGGCGCATCAAGAATGAGAGGGTAGAACACGTTATCGACACTCAACCTGTCTATAGACGTACCTTCTGTCTTTGCACTGAAAACTGATATCTCTACAACACATGTGAGATTTTCAGGGTCAAACGATTGAATGACTCCCGGCATTGCCACCCGAAGAGATCTCTTGACGCTGTATTCGAGAGAATCATTCACCTCATTGTTGCTAACAGGTCTAAGTATCGCCATGACTCCCCCTTAGTTCGCTACACGTTTGCACATGAACGTACCAATGATGCGCGGCTGATTCATGCTGCTGCGGATTAACTCAACATTAAGCCAACGTTTATTGCTGCCGTTAGGATGGACATATTCAAAGCCGTAGAAATTTCCGTCTTTAGCTGAAGTGAGAGTCATATCCATTTTTGCCCCCTGCTCACCTAGGGATGCTATTTTTTGTGAGGTTACATACTCGCCATTAATTTTTGACATCGAGTTAGCAATTATCTCAAGGGTAAAGCCCCCACACTTCATGGTCACCGTCTGAGCATTGCTCGCACCTGCGGCAAGCAAACCAATTACGAGAATTATTTTTTTCATTTTTTAGACCTTGAGCAAATAAGAATCAGAAGGAACATCAGCATTTCCACGCGCTTCACAGGCCATATCCATATACCAGTCCTGCCCGCGAGTGTCACCCCTGTATGAGATGTATCGGACGATGTAGACGCCATCGGTAGCGATGCTGTAAGGGGTCTCTTTCTGCACCAAACCGCTTGTAACGAGATTACCGTTAACTTCCTTTTCCGGCGCAATGCCGCCAGCCTCTACAACCTGCTGATTGCTCAACTGTGCGCGATACACTGACGCCTGATCCAGTTGAATCAGTCCGTGCAACTGAATAAAGGAATTAATAAGGCACGTTACATTTACTCCCGCGCCGATAGTCTGCTGCGGCATACCGATAAGCCCTGTATCGGCGTTCAGGACAATCGCCCGGTGTTTGGCTACATCTTCCTGGATGAAATCAACCTTACCAAAGCTAAATTGCCACGTGGCTCGCAGGTCTTTCGCCAGGCGGGAAAGGTATTCGATTACAGGTCCGTGATATGATGCCCCACGTGGATAAACGGTATCGGGGAAAACGGGTTCAACACCCTTTTTAATGCCGAACGGCTCAAGATACTTCATGAGCATTTCATACTCATCGCGCAATGTATAACCTGCGGCCAGAGTCTTTCCGATAATTTCGGCGTTCATAAACGCTTTATCGCCATCAAATGCCTGTATGCGCACGTAACGGTCGGTAATGTTTTCTTTGCCTTCCAATGTAAAGCCGATATCACCACTGAAAATCACGCCATAATTTGAACCTTCAGGGCTGTTTATCTTGTCATCTGTGATATAGCGTACCTTGCCAACTTCGCTGGCGCTTACGGTGTCAGAAGAAGTGCTATCCAGCCCGTCATAACCTGCAATCAAAGTGATCTTACTGTATTCACGGCGCATGATGCGGTTTTGAGTCTCAGTGGCCAGATTATAGATTTTGACCACCGCCGCTGCCGGCCATCGGTTATCGTTACGCTCTATGGTAAAGGTAACTTTGAAGTCGCTGAGGCTGATCCCTTGACCTTTCTCATCCACCAGCTGTAACTCAAAATGTCGATTCCAATTTGTAGACATCTTTAATCCTCGGTTTTTGCGTAAAGGTGGCTTTTAATGCCTAGATCGGATTGGGTTGGGTTTTCACTGGCTGGGTCATCGCATAGCACATACAGCGAAAATCCAAAATTGAGATATGCGTATTGTTCCAGCAAATCAGCGCCGGTGATTAACGGGATACCACCAATGATTAGGTTTCCAGCGCTATCCATTAAATCGAGGAACCAGCATACTCCGCGCCAGACAACGCGCATCTGATAATCAACGCCAGCCAGGGTGATGTTAAAACTCTGGCTGTTTGGCGATAATGGAATTTCTGATAGAGCCATTTACCCTCCCAAGGTACGCTTTACCACTCCCCAAACGCTCCCAATTATTGATTCATTTACCGGTATCGGCGTTTTAGTGCCAGTATTAACCACTGCCGAAGTTTCAACGCCGTACTTCATATCAGCCTTATCAGCGACTTTGATGCTTTTGGTCTGAGTAATAATCACTTCACGCAGTGTAATCGTGGCTGATAACACGTTTTCCGTAGTGCGGTCTGTGGTTACTTCCAGCGCCCGGATTAGCATGTTTTTATACAGCCGCTTGCCCGTGGTCACATTCAGAAGCTGCTTTTCCTGCTGCATCTTTAGCAGTTCCGCATAAACTTCTTTCGGCCCCATATGGTTAAGCGGCGTGTATAACCCCAGATTTCGGGTATCCAGCAAATCCAGCAGCGAACCACCACCAGCAAATCCGATCTGCATCACCACTTCTGAGGGGCGGCGATAAGCGTGATCCGCGATAAAACCGGTTCCGCCTGACGTGGGGCGCTCTACCGGATGCTCTGTAATCTCCAGTGTGTCGCTATGCTTTTCGGAGATAACAACACTCGGAACCATTACCCCGATTTTACGACTGCTCTGCTGGAAAAGTGTTGAGAGAATATCCATTCTTTTTACCCGTAATCTGGTCTTTTATTGCATCACGGTCTGCGATTTCGATTTAATCGCGCATCTTCTTCCACTTTCTTCTGCTCCCAGAAATCCTTATTGCTTTGATTGATGTTCTGTAACTTAGAGCAGTGATTGTCGAAAGTTTGACGGCTTTGCCGCTGCTCTCTCTCACTGCGTGGTATGAATTTGCTGACCATAATTATTTTCTCCCCCACGCTTTTTTAGCCGCGTCACCAATAGCCATTATTGAATCAAAGGTGGTATACGGTTTTGGCTCGATGTTGTTTGCTTTCATGTAATCCCCCACCTGCGCCAGTACGTCTATAGCATCGCTTAACTGAATCTCTGACATTGGACGGGAATAGGCTGCTGAAAAGGCTTCGGCGGGGGCATAGCGGAGTACATCAAGAGCAACAAGGCGCGGATCATCATCCTTTGTGTTCTCGTTGTACTTAGGGCATACAGCACGCACCAGCCGCATGAATTCAGCGTCGCAGGTTGTTGGCATGTTGCCACTTTCATAACTATCACCGGTGCGCTTGTGTTTGCGGTCTGCTGTACGCCGTTCAGCTGCTGCGCGATTCTCAGCAGCACTAACCCTCTTATTCGCAGCAGCAAGCGCCTGAACAATAGAGGTCATAAAGTTTGCGGATTGTTCATCGGTAGAGAACGAGATGGTAGCGCCGTCATCGTAGCTGGCTGAAATTGCAACGCCTTTTCCAGATGGGGTAGCACTGAATTGCAGTAGGTTTGGCATGATCAAATTTTCCTGTTACCTCGACGTTATTGTCGGCATAAAGATTATACAATGTAACCATGAAAACAGATAGATTAATAAAGAATTAATCATTAAAAATGGTTTAAAGTGTTAAGTTTCTGCTATTCTAAGTCTGTGAGGGAAGGCATACCCTCCACAATGTGCAACGTGAAACTTCCCAAAGCCCGCAACTCCTAGCGGGCTTTTTTTATGGTTTTTACTACTTCTTCACGGAGTTAGGGTAAGCCTGTGGAAGCCAGTCTTCTGCACTGCCTGAAAGCTCAACATTGGTTACTACACCTCGCGTCTTTCTCTCCTTCCTGTACTCGTGGTTAAACTCCCGCATTGCGCTTTCCATGCCCTCAGCAAATTTATTCAGGGTTAGCGGCTTATCGAACCCGTTAGCCTCCAGAAAGGCCAGATAAGCGTGATAGAGATACACTCGCGGATAGAGCGGCGGATTACGGTTCCCCACCAGCATTCCTGTACACTCTGACAGCTTTTCAAGGTAGGCACAGAAAGCATAAAGCGGGTCTGTTTTCTGTTTAACCTCCAGCGCTTCCTCACTGTTCCGCTGATCCAGCAAGAGCGCCCTTGCTTTTTCTGGCTCGGAAAAATTAGCCAAAAGACGGCGGACGATAACCGGAATTTCTGCGGATATCTTTTCCGACAAATCAGGGTCTTTGTCCTCCTCCCTTACCCGGTTATTGAACTGAAAAATAACCCTGCGGCGGGCAACGCCTCCGGCCCGTTCGGTAAAAATCATCGGAGTGTTGTTTGTGGCAACCACAACGGCTCTCAGAACGGCGGTGTACTGGTGTTCGTGCTTCGGGTCAATCTCTACGGCGTCACCGCCCGTAATCGCTTTAATCCCTGTTCCTTCGCCTGAATATTTGGGCTGGTCTGGTAGGGTTATCATGCTTTTGCCTACGAACTGCGCCCGGCCTCTGGCGCTGTCCAGAGCCGCCATATTGCCGCTAGCCGTGTTTTGTTCGCCGGCCAGCATAGTAGCGATGTGAGTGAATACGCTTTTGCCGCTGCCGCCCTCGCCGGTTATCTCAAGAAAAAGCTGCCAGTCGTAGCGGTTTGCCAGAACCATAAACAGCCCAGCGGCGATCCGCTGCATCTTGTGCGGGTCTCTTGCCGCTGCGTAACTCAGCCATTTATGGAAATTTGGTGCATGGTCGTGAAGGTTTTCGCCTGGCTCCGGTGGCGTATAGATCACGCCGTTATCGTTGGTGAGCCAGTTGTCTAACGAATGCTCAGAGAAAGCCCCGGTTTCCATGTCGTACACGCCATTTTTGAACGGGATGAGGCTACGGCGTGGCTCCCCCATAACAGGAATGACTATCTTTAACGCCTCAATGACGTTATTTACAGAGCGTTTGCTGAAATTAGTGTGGTTTTCGTTGTAGATAGCCACCATTTCACGGCTTAACTCTAAGGGTGCAGCCTTAACCCATACCCCCTCGCGGTAAAGATAAACCGCCTCACTCTCTGGATGAATGGCTATACCCTCGTACCGATCCGCTAACATCAATGCCTTTTCATTGTCAGCCATCTGAATAAGGTTGATATCACCGCGCCGGGACTGTTTACCGCCATCAACTACTTTTAGTTTTGCGCCCACGCTTTCTCCCTCCGGCTGATACATTGAATCGTTAAATGCTGCTGTAGCGGCTTCCAGTCCGTATTGTTGGTGGTAATCGTTCCAGTCCGCTTTGTAGTCCACGGGTGGCAGCGAGGCCCAGCCAGCAACGGCTTTTGCGGCTTTCTCCGCGCACTCCTTACCTGTGTTAATTTTCACTCCTCCGCTTCTGTCACTTTCGGCGCTCTGGTCATTGTCTGCGGCAATGATGATCCGCGCGTTAGGGTGCTTTTGGCGCATAAGCTGTGCGACCGAAAGCAGGTTTCCGGCGTCCACTGCGACCACCGCCAGCGCTTCGGGGTGCATCTGGTGAACGGATAGCGCCGTTGCCAGCCCTTCGGCAATAATGACCGTTTCCGGCGATTCAATAGAGTTGACCACATAGCAAGCACCTTTCTTCACCGTTCCGGCCACCAGCCGCTTAGAGCCGTCAGGTTTAATCACCTGTGCGCCTGTCGTTGCGCCTGCGGCGTTTTTTAGCACCAGCACAAGTGATCCATCAGGCAGCAACGGGAAGGGGCATGTAAGCCCCTTTGATGTGAGATATGCAGATTGTCCCGGCAAGGCTTTGGCGGTCATTGCAGCCACTTTCCCGGCGATATCCGTTTGAGTTCTCTCTCTGGCTGGCTTCGGTTCCGGCAACGGTAGCGCCATTGCCTCCGCCACCAGATTAGCCGCTTCTCTCGCACCGCACTGATTGACCTTCATCACCAGATCCAGCCCTGTGCCGGCTCCACAGTGCGAACAGAAATATGTTCCCCGGTTATCTTTATTGTCGAACCGGTAGCGGGTATTTCCGCCACACGCCGGACACGGACCCTCACTCCTGTTTGTGGGAATATTCAGGCGCTGCATGATTGAGGGCCAATAGCCGTTGGCTTTATGCCTGACCTCATTAATAAAATCATCTTTCACGGCTTAACCTCCCGCACTGGCTGGAATTCTTTAACGAATCGTTGTTCAGGGTAAATACACGGCGATTTATAGCCCTCTCTATAAAATGTCACTCTGTTGAATCGGTAACTTTCAATATTTATTGGTATTCCGCTTTTATCTGCCCATTTATCGCCGGGGAGGATTTCAGGGTGAGCGAGACCACTGGCAGATGAGCCAGAATTATTTTTCACCATGATTTTTATTCCTCGTTAATACCGGCTGCCTTTTTAAGCCAGGTCAGAGACTCATGCACAAGGCTGTGAACCGCTGCGATACGGTTAGCTTCGGTGTCGTCTTCAATACCCATGCTATCCAGCCACAGGTCAAGAACTGCCAGCGCCTGGTTGGTGTAGCCAATGGCATGTTCAGCATCAGTGATGACGTCGAAAACATCTCTTTCCATTGTGAATTTTCCGTTCATGAACTGGCCTCCGCATCAATTCTGGCCATATCGACAATCGCCAGGACTTTATCCAGCCAGCAATGCACAATGACTGCTTGCTCAACGTCGAGGTATGGTGATAAATCAGTCATAACGTGAGCCAGACCATTACGGGCGCGGGTCATACGTTCTGCAGTACGCTCTGCCAGCGTGAAAGAGTCAGGGTAAGGCTGTTCGCGGGATAGCATCGCCTCAGCCTCAAGATCTGCAGGATGGCGATAGATGGTATGAATATTCACGCTGCCACCTCCCGAATGAAATTAATACGAACATGCTTATAGCCGCCTTTATGCGCCAATAGTTGCGCAGTAGATTTAGCTGTTTCTGGACTGGTGCTGGTCATGGTGTAGTGAATCCCTACCGTATGCCCGCGCCTGTTAACAGCGTATCCGTCAATCTGGAAGGTTTTACGCATTTCCGGCCTCCATTGCTAAACGGGACTGGATAGCGGCGGCTTTGCTGCCTAATTGAAGGTAAGTGCGAGTTATCGCCGGGTTGCTATGGCCCAGCATTTCAGACGCCACCAGCAAGCCCTGTTCGCCACCTGCGGACATAAGATTAAAGGCTGCTATTTTTCGGCTTGAATAGGCGCTCAGGCGCAATTTAGCGTTAATGAAGCGGGTAAACCACGCCATGACGCCATGAAGTTTGCGCCAGATGGTTTGGCGGGTCACGCTACCTTCCAGACGTTGACAACGGTTACTTTCAATCTGTGAGCGGGAAAATACCAAATCATCTTCAACCAGATTACGATCCTGACGTTCACGCAGCCGCTTTATGATGCCCGGCGGTAACTGTTTGGTGTCGTGCTTAACGTCAGCTTTAGCCACCAGCCCAAACACTATCGCCTGTTCTTCGTCGCTCATATCAGCCGCCAGAGCGTCACAGGTGATGCTATCCCACTTCATGTAGGCGATATGGTCAGCGGCGAGCCTCGCGGCGTCCTTGCGCTGCTGGCGCACAATTTCGATGCCTTTGCGGGTTGCTCTGGCTTCTGCGGCTTTGGTTTGCTTCGCTACCACAATCGTAGCGGTGCCCGTCTCCCAATTGATGCAGGAGTAACGCAGGTTGCAAACGTCGCTGGTACGCCAACCGGTTACGGTCGCAATGTCCCACCAAAGCAAGACCCAATCCGGTTGCGTCTGCTGGATACGCTCACGCAGCTTGCGCTGTTCGTCGCGGTCATAAACAGGGGTCATGGTGCGGCTACCCTTCGTGCTAACCGCTTTAACCACGTTGCCGCGAAGCTCGCGGGCTTTGGCTGTCAGAGTCTGAAGGTTAAGCATGGCGAACCTCCTGCTCGACGTTCTCAGGAAAAGACGATAACGGCGTAATGTCGTCGGCTATGATCTGCCAGATGGTTCCGTTGTCGGAATCAGTCCAACAATCCTGAAACGGGCTTTCGGTGCGGATTTTTGCGGCAAAGACTAAATCCCAGCCGGGGAACGTGTTACGCGCAGCTTCTTCGCTATCGGCCTGTGTGCGCAATACAATCGGGCTGCAATCGTGTTTTTTCGGCGTGGCCAGAAATAGCCAGGTATATTTAGGGCAGATTGATTTAGCCATTTTAGCGGCTCCTTGAACATTTTTAGGAGTCTCGCCAGATGCTGCTAAACATGGGTGGCGAGACGTAGCGGGGTTAGCAGACTGGCGTTCAAGAAACCAGCAGGCCGAAGCCTCCCCACCACGCCCCGCCATAAATCGGGGGTTGGATGGTTTTCGGGCGTAAAAAAACCGCTATACGGAAAATGAGCGGCTACCCGCTTGAACGTTCAGGCTGCTAAACCCGGCACCCGCTTTATGAGGTGCGAAATAATAATAACCATGCCCGACATAACCACGCAAGCGCTTTATATCGTCTGGCGGATTTTTTTGGTGAACAGTTCGATCCATCGGTAACTTAAGGCGGCCATCTCCTCATTTTGAGGAAAAGCCCTTTCCCACCATCGGTGGAGAAGCCAGCCAGTGAAGGGCGCTTCCCTTCGTCCGCCCACCGTTGGTGGATAAGCCCGGAACAGAGTTGCTCCCTGTAATGCTGTGAACTGGCCCTCTTGATGAGATGCTGTTTTGCGTAACCCTTAATGAGTTGTGCAAAGGCTCACCTCTTTAAGAGGTTTGCCTAACCACCAGCGATAGCAACAACCGCCAACCTATGAACACTATGAATACCTTATGAATACCTTATATAAAGGTGTTCATACTCTATCTATATGATTTTTAATGGTAATATTTAAAACATGAACACTATGAACACCTTTGAGCATTTTTCTATAAACATTCCACTACTGCCCGATTTGATGCCTTTCTCTGGCTGGCCTGTGTAAGTTACCGTTGCCGGAAACAGACAATAAAAAAGGCTTGCCCCTATCAGGTAACAAGCCTCGTCTATCGCCCTGGATCTTACTCACTACAGATTCCGCGCTTTTCGCTCTGCCTCCCGATCCACGCCTCCACCTCATCACGATACCAGCAATTGCGGCCGCCAACCTTGAAGGGCATAGGAAAGCCGTTTTCCTCGTTCTTCAAAAACTCATAAAACGATGAATCAGAGCGATAACGCAGCCGGGCTTTAACCTCGACCTTAAGCAAAATTTCACTGCTCGATACAGACATAAAAACCTCCGCATATATTCGATAAGATTATAACAAGTTTGGATAAAAAAGATACATTCCGGCGTGTAACAGGCATAAAAAAGGCTGGAATAATCCAGCCATAAATTGATATTCAGGAAACGCTATCCAACGAGCCTTAGCCCCTTATCACCCTTCGTTTCCAGTATTTCACCCTTTCCGGCAGCTTCTACATAATCGCCCCACCATTGCAAAAGAACGCGCCTCTTTTCGATATATGTTGAACGGTTGTAGATATTCCGAATGGCGTCACCGCTTTTGTGCGCTAATGCAGCCTCTATGATGTCCGGGTTAAACCCTTCTTCGTTTAGCACTGTGGAGGCCAGAGATCGGAAGCCATGCGGGACAATAAGCCCTTTAAACTTCGAGCGGCTGATTATCTTTGTCACGTTATAGCGGCTGATTGCCTCGTTTTGACGCTTCAGCGAGGGAAACACATAATCACCGCGTCGCCATGCCTTCATAGTTTGAAGAATATCCATAGCCTGCCGTGATAGCGTGACTGTATGCGGTCTCTTGGCCTTCATGCGCTCCGCAGGGATATTCCATAGCGCGTTGTCTATGTCTATTTCTTCCCACCGCGCCCCGTATGATTCTGCGGGTCTGGTCATGGTAAGGATCTGGAAAATTAGCGCCTGTTTAGTCGGTTCGCCGCATATGCTCGCATCCCAGACATCGAGGAATTCAGGGAACAACGCAGGGGAAAAAGCTGGCAATGGAGTAACCTTCACAGTTGGCAGCGCTTTAGCAATGCGTAGAAGCGGGTTGTAAGCGATTATTCCGGCGTTAACTGCAAAATCCATTACCCCATTTGCATAGCTGCATAATTTCAGTCTCAAGGCTGGATGTTTGGAGAATTTCTCAAGCTCTGCGAGCGTGTGAGATGCAGTGATTTTATGTACGCTAATGCCGCCGATGATGCTATTCAGGTGGTCGATTCCCTTTCTGGTGTATATAAGTGACCGCTCCCGTAAACCGTCGCTTTCTTTTTTTGCCAGCCATGCAGCGGCCAGTACGGAGAATTTCTCCCCGTGTTCCTTCTGTTTTAACGCCTTTTCCTCCCTTTTGACCTCCACAGGGTCAACACCACGGGCAACCAGACGCCGGGCTTTATCTCTTTCTTCTCTGGCTTCGGCAAGGCTAAATTCAGGGTATCGGCCTATGGTTAGCGTCTGTCTTTTCCCTGTTAGCGGGTGCGAATACCTGAAACGCCAGGACTTACCGCCGGCGGCTGAAACGTACAGCAACAAGCCGAACCCGTCATATAAGCTGTAATCCTTTTTTTGTGGTTTGGCGTTCTTCACTTCTGTATGGGTTAGGGGCTTACTACTCATAGTTGATTCCCGTGCGTGACGTTGTGCTTTTCTGGTTCTTGATTTAGTCCACGCCGCACCGATTAACTGCGCAAACAACCGAACTTAAACGAACCCTTTCGGGCGTCTATGCGGCGCTATTGGCGGGGATTTGCCGGATGATTTGAAAGGTATCCGATTGAATTCGAATGATAATCACACTTCCACTTCAGATGCATACCGAGCAGCCCACCGGTAAAAGCAAACAGGGCGTTCAGCCCCAGCGATGCCGAAATAGTTTCGAAGACGCCAGCCCCGAGGAACTGGGCAAGAATTGACGGCAGGAAAAAGGCAATCGCCGTGTACTCGAAGGAGATACAGATATTCATCACCCCGGCGACGATAGTCCGCTCGCGGTAGGGTTTTTCGAACAGCACGCGGAAGCTCACTTTCGGCGCTGGCGCGGGCTTCGCCGCCGGGACCTCATGGGCATGGATCCCCCAGGAGTCGCGTAAAATACGCACTGCAGAGGTCAGATCGCCCTGGTTCGCCGCCCACAGCGGGGATTCATTCATAAATCGACTGCGGACGGCAATAATCAGCAGTGCCGGCACCGCGCCGAACAGCAGGGAGGCGCGCCACAGCCAGTCAAGATGCTCCTGCGGCAGCAGGAAATAGAGGCCGAAGATAATGAGAAAGCAGACGGTTGAGGCGGCGTACCACATCGGGCACCACGCCGCGAGGCGAGCCGCTTTGTTGCCTTTGCCGGCAAAGCGGGAAAACTCGGCCAGATAGGACATCGCTACCGGCAGGTCGATGCCAACGCCGATGCCCATCAGGAAGCGGGCGCCAATCAACACCCAGACGTTCGGCGCCAGCCCGGCGGCGATAGCCGAAATCACGAAAAAGAACATATCGGCCATAAAAACCGAATAGCGACCATATTTATCGGTCAGCCAGCCGCCGATAATATTGCCGACGATAGTCCCGACCATAATGGACGAAGTCACCAGGCCGGTCAGCAGCGGTGAGAGCTGAAATTCACGTACAACGTCATCAATACCGTAGGAGAGCGTGGTTAAGTCATATGCGTCGAGAAAAACGCCCCCCAGCGCGAGGAAGACAATCATCCGCGCATATTTCGCTTGTTCCATGCCGGAATTAATTAGCCGCGCCACATCCCCGACGCTACTGACCGGTACCGAAGCGATACCGGGATTATCCACTGGTAATGTACTCAT